TCAAGTGTTAATGAAGTTACTAATAAACAGGTTTTAGATAGTGTAGCAACAGGAAAAGTAAGTACCACAGATATTAGCGATAATAGTGAAAAAGCGGCAAATTTTATATTAACCGGAGGAAGAGCAGCAAACTCCTTTAATAAAAGTGTTCAAGGTGTAAATTTATTTGGAGATTATAATGCACTTAATACATATAATAAGGATGAAAGATTAGGAGTTAGACCTATGCCTGGAATCACAGGATTAAAAGTAGCTTCTAAAAATACTTATGGTACATTAATGCAAGCTGAAGTTAATTTTTCAGTATGGTCATTAGAAGATCTAGAACGTGCTGAACTACTATATTTTAGACCAGGATACTCTGCTTTATTAGAATGGGGACATTCAGTATACGTAGGTGATAGTGTCGATGATATAGAATATGCAGGAAAAGAAAGTATTATATACCCTGATAAAGGCTTCTTTCAGTCTAAAACAATGGTTACTATAGATAAGGCGATTAATGAAAAAAGAGATGAATCTAAAGGAAACTATGACGGCATGTTTGGTTATATCACTAACTTTAGCTGGTCTTTTAGACCTGATGGCGGGTATGACTGTAGTGTAAAAATAGTATCTAAAGGTATTATCCTTGAATCATTATCAGTTGGTAAAACTTCTGATATGACAAAAGCAGAAAAAAAGAAACAAGAAGAAGAAAAAGAAGCTAGAAAAAGTAAGTTTCATTTTATATTCAACAGATTAGAATCTAATACTGACGATAATACATTTAATGCAAAAGAGTATTTAGCAAGTGATGAAGGAAAAGCAGCAGACGCCGTTAGCAATCTAACTCCTTTTGATGTATTTAGAATAAATCAAGATTTAGCTGGGGAAGGTTTTCTGGGTGTATTTGATAAAGGTATAAACTTAATATACATGCCTTTAAGAGCTGTTATTGATATTATTAACTATCATTTTAACCTAAAAGATCCAAAACAGAATCAAGATCTACTGACTATTGATTTAAACTATGGTGAAAAATATGTTACATTTCCACAACATATGTCAGTAGACCCTTTAGTAGCTGTGTTACCTAAAAAACCATCTTTTGAAGGATTTCCTGAATATACAGAGGACAATAAATCTGCAGAAGATTTTACAATACTATTAGGAGAAGTTACTAAAAATATGCAAGCATATGCTAGTTCCGATAAATATACTTCAGACTCTAGGGCTAGTACTAACGATATTTTAAATATTATGGTTACTTCTACTTTTGTTGAAAAGTGTATTAGTAAAATAATAGATGGTCCTCAAGAAGAAGGTGCAGGAGTACAAGACTTTTTAGATGAACTTTTTTCAGGTATAAATAATGCTTTAGGAGAAATAAATGACATAGGATTATTTTACGATCATTATGAATGTATTTATAAAGTTGTTGATAGAAGAAACACTGATTCTAAATCAAGACTTGAAGAGCTACAGATAACTGGTCTGTCTTCTACTGTAGTAGATATAGGATTATCAAGTAAAATATCATCTCAAATATCATCACAAGTTGCTATAGCTGCTCAAGGTAATAGCGGTAACTATAAAGATAATGTTGAAGCAATATTAAAATGGAACTCAGGAGCTATTGATAGACATATTCCTGTAAAGACAGTTGAACCCGACCCCAACGCTCCGGATCCAATAGAACTGGAAAAACAAGCTAAAGAAAAAAGAAAGACATATATAGAAGATTTAAGAGACGTTTGGACTAAGTTTAATAACGCGGAAAGATCTACAGATGGAACAGTAATAGACTCAGTATCTAAATATTTTGAACAAACTATAACTAATCAATCATTTGATTCTGAACTATGGAATCAACTAAGACAGGAAAGTATAGCTGAAATGAACCGATTCTATAAAGTAGCAAGAAGTACTCCTGTACCACAAGGAGTAGTACCAGTAGAACTATCCTTAAAGTTAGTAGGTATCACTGGATTCAAAATAGGAACTGCTTTTAAAATAAAACCTGGTCTTTTACCTGAAAAGTATGATAGTTTTGCCTATATTATAACAGGACTTGATCATGAAATCGGAACTGACAATAAATGGTATACTAATATAAAAACTCAATTTTACGCTATACAATAATGTACATACCTAAATCAAAACAAAAGAAAGGAGGCAAAATAGCTGGAAAACTATTAGACCCAAAATCTGGTCTACCGTTTTTAGGTAAGTTTGTTGCTGATCATCTAGGAAACTTTTTTAAAGGAGATAAAATAACTTCTAAATCTAAACCATTAGAGTTTGTACCTGCTGATGTTGAGGATCCAAAATCTAACTTTGTAAATGTTAGAAGAACTCCTTCTGCCAAAGATTATTCAAAAGGTACTTTTACTAGATTTTTCGCTAAAGATGGAAGGACAGGTAAAGTAGTAGAGTTTGATAAAGAAAAATATTTAGCTCAAAAAAAAGAAGGTAAGTTGTATAGACGAACTTTAAAAATAGTTTGGTATGTAACTGGAAATCCAGAAGATGAAATAATCGATGGATTTTTATACCCTGGTACTAAAGCAAAAAATCAAGATGTAATAGATCAAGCTGAAAAAATACTACCAGGCATAGGAGATCAAATACTAAAAGACCCTGGACAGTTTGTAGTTAAGTAATTTTTTCTTACATTATAGAAAAGGTTATTTAAGTGTTTTATATAGTAGAGCAAGAAAGCAAGCTTACATCATTAGAAAATTTAGTTAGATTAGGAGTATACGTTGAAGTTATTTCTACTAATAACGAATACCATCCTAAACTTACCTCAACAGTTGCTGTTTATATAAGACTTATAGGATCAGATCATGGATTTATTATTCCTATAGATCATGATGAAGGTCTTAATATTTCAAAAGAACGTGTCTACTCTATACTTTCTAAAGCGAGTAAACTATATACATTAGACAAGAAAAACCTTCTATATCACTTTAATCTACAGGATGCAATAGATTTATCATTACTTTATTCAATGACGGATTATGATAGATTAGAGTATTCTCATGATCTTAACTACTTTTATAGTAAGTATAGAGATTTTGTTGAAGTTAATAAGATTATACCGTTGCCAAAACTTCATGAAAGCTGTGAAAAAGTATATGAAAAGATTAAAAAAGTTATAAAGTATAATATACCTTCTGGTTTTGATTTTTATAACAATACTGCTACTAATGTATTTTTTCTTATAGAACAGTCAGGGTTAGGAGTTTATTATGATAACTTTATAGATATGTTTAAACCTCGTAATCCTTTATATAATATTACGAATAACCAAGTTTTAACTTCATACAACTTATATAATGTCACATCTAGACCTACTAATGCTTTTAATAGCGTTAACTTCGCTGCTATTCCTAAGAGCGAACAACACAGAAAATGCTTTCGACCTACCGGTGATTACTTTGTTGAGTTGGATTTCGATGGTTATCACTTGCGTCTACTTTCTGAACAGATTGAATACCCTTTATCAAACGAGTCAGCTCATGAGCAGCTAGCTAAACAGTACTTTAAAAAAGAAGAAATAACAGATGATGAATATTCAGAAGCAAAACAGATTAACTTTCATGCAATTTATGGCAAAATACCGGAGAAATACGCTTTCTTACCAATCTTTACAAAAATTGATTATTATATCAAAGACTTATGGAAACAGTATGAAGATGACGGAGAAGTCTTGGCGCCGATTAGTGGAAAACCTTTTACAAATAAACTAAAAGATATGAATCCACAAAAGTTAATGAATTATTTAATGCAATCGTTAGAGACTTCAAGAAATATTCTTATATTAAAAGATGTACTAAGATATCTCAAGGATAAAAAAACTAAGATGGTACTTTATACATACGATGCTTTACTTTTTGATTTTCATAAAGAGGATGGTAAAGAAACATTAGAAGATTTACAAGAGATCTTAGAAAGTGATGGGAAATTCCCAATAAAATTTAAATACTCGAAAGATCTAGTGTTATAGAACGCAAAAGATATTTATATATGATACAAAATGTTACAATACCGGCTTTTGATTACGACCTAGAGCCGATATATTTAAACGAAGATATGAGTAATAAGCTTTTCTGTACTTTTGCCACTGAAGAGACGTTAGATGGTATACTGGAGGAGATTCAAGATAGGTACAAGATTATATACAATAAAATCTTTGTGCTATATTCCAAATCTCAAGATGAATACATCTGCACGTACAATGTAGATTTTGGCAATGTTGGTACATTCTTAGATAATACTATTTTAGTTCACCGTAAAAAGGAGTCTAATACTCTGTATACGATTAATGCACTTAATACATTAATAAAAGAACTAAACGGAGGTGTTCTAGATACTTCTTATAGAATAAACTGGTTAGATTACCGCAACTGTATACTACTTACAAAAGGACCAGACCTCAAAAGAGTAAATACTAAACTTTACAAGATAATAGAGTTGGAGAACTAAAAAATAGTTCTTATATTATAATAAACGTTATATTAAAAATAGTTATATATGGATTTAAATGCTATAAAAGCAAAGTTGGATTCGCTAAATAATAGCGGCCAGCAAAGAGAAAAGACGGATTATTCCACAATCTTTTGGAAACCTGAACTAGGTAAGCAGACGATCAGAATCGTTCCTTCTGCTTATGATCCTACATTCCCGTTTAAGGAGCTTAAGTTTCACTACGGAATAGGAAAGTACCCGATGGTAGCTTTATCAAACTTTGGTAAGCAAGACCCAATCGAGGAGTTTGTAAAAGAACTAAGAAAGACAAATGATAAAGATAACTGGTCATTATCAGGTAAACTTAACCCTAAGACTAGAATCTTTGCTCCTGTTGTTGTAAGAGGAGAAGAAGATAAAGGTGTAAGACTATGGGGCTTTGGTATTACTATCTATAAAGCATTACTTGCTTTAGCTGAAGATGAAGATATCGGAG